GACCTTTCCAATATATTCAATGCTTCAAACTTCAATCAATATACAGATCAGGCCATTGAGTGTGACTTTTTAAAGTTTGATAAATCACAAGACCTCTTAACTCAAGCATTCACCCGTAAAGTTCTTAAGCTTTTCGGTCTCCATTCTGACGAAATTCTTGATCTTTATTTTGAACACTGTGCGAATTGGACACTTAATCAACCGACTCTCTTTAAACTTCAGGGTCAGGCAAAGAAGCACTCAGGTGAACCCGGTACTTTATTCAACAATACCACCCTCAATATGGCTATTATAACCTCCCTCTTTGAATTTGAAGATATTAAGCTCTTGTTGTTTAAAGGTGATGATAGTCTTATGCTCTGCAAATCTTATAAAATAAATGAACCGTTTGAAAAACTCCTTAAAGAAACGATTCAACTTCCAACTAAAATTTTTACTGGTAAAGTCCCCCAATTCTGTGGTCTCTTCTTCGCGTCTGGAATTTGTGTCTACGATCTTTTGCGTGCCGCAACACGTCTTGGCAGTGCAAATATTGCTGATGAAGAACGATTCAAAGAGATGAAACAGGCGGCCAAGGATTGGTTTCAAACAATTAATAATGATTCCGACATTACAATTGCTGCGCATTGCACCGAGCTCTACTATGGACTCGACCCTGGCGATGGCATTTTATTATATTCTTACGTTGAACGTTTTAGTCGAATGAGTTATGACACTTATATTGAAGAATCCACACAACGTAATGATTTGGAATTTAATGCATATGCCTTTGACCCTGACAACCTCCCTAAGAAACCACCCCCTTACACTAATAATCCTTTCGTCCCAAGCGACCATCAAATTGGTAATTTGGAATCTGTTTTAGATAATCCAGAGGTTTTTTCTAAAACTATACGAAATAATCAAACACGAATCAACTCTATTAATTCTCACTATGGATCAACTTCATCAAGTGCAACAAGCTCAGATAGCGATAATCAATTCAATCAATTCCTGTCAATTACCTATCGACCTAACTCAAGCTCCTCCGAACTTAGTTGGCCTAGTCAAGCGTCTGACTATCAATCAGACTGCTGAACCCGCTCTTCTTCTCTTTTGCTGCAAATATTATACAATATTACATTCAGTTCCTTCAACTGAAATTATGCGGCTTAAAATGAATTTGAACTGAGGTTTTCTTTCTAGTTCTTTCCTCAAATTTTTCAGAACTAGTATTCCCGCGCAAAAGTCGCTTAAAAAAAAAAAAAAAAAAAAAAAAAAAAAAAAAAAAAAAAAAAAAAAAAAAAAAAAAAAAAAAAAAAAAAAAAAAAAAAAAAA